GCCTTCAAACTTTTCATCGTTATCAGACACGATATGTGGAGCTTCTTCTGCTTTTACAGGTTCCCAACCCTCACGTAATTTAGAGGATATATTGCTGGCGTCCGTTACTCCAAGAGTAGAAATACGTATCCAACGTGTCGTATAGCCATCCTCTACCTCAACGGTAGGTAAGACTTCTGGTTTTACCCAGTGGCGTTTACGAGCACTTTTTTCTCGCGTCTCCCGCTCTCGGTTCATTCTATTCTCAGCCATCAATTATTCCCTCTTTCTAATGCAGCCTGTTGTTTGGCGTATTCATCGTATGGAACTCCCAATCTTCTTGCTATGGCTTGTGCAGATAGCGATAGTTTTACCTTTTTAGGGCTTGTGCTCCGCGCTGCGGGTGCTACTACATTGGACCTTGGCTTGGGTTTCTCTACTTCCTCCACCCCGAAATATTCGGGATATATTTTCCGCATACGAGCATTTATCGTCTCGTAGTATTGATCACTTTGGGGGCTGACCCCCTGATTGATAAGTTTGTGATGCACTCCTAATGCAACTGTTCTCATCTCAACATCGTCTTCAAACCAAGGGTTATCTCGCTTCCATTCCGAAGCTCTTTGGTCTAAAGGCTCTAGTTGAGGTTGTACAGGAGTTTCCTCTTCCTGTAAAGGCGACAGCTCGAAGTTATCTAGCTTGTCTGACCTTATTTTTGCGCTAGTTAAAGACTCTTGAGCTTCTAACACACGGTCTGTGTCACCAGCTTCATAAGCATCTTTATACTGTTGTTTAGCCTGCTCAAGTTCAGCGGTTGTGCTTTTCTTGGCTTGCTCTAATAGAACTTCTCTGTTTTGCTCTACAGTGTTTTTAAGATCTTTGTTTTCATCCAAAACACTTTTAACATAGCGTTCTAATTCGTCTCGCTCTCTTTGAGCCGCTTCTTTAGCTCGGCGTTCATCGTGATAGCCCTTACTAAAGTGCTTGATTCGTTTTTGTACTTTCTCAGAGTAGTCAGCTAACTCTTCTTCAGTAACATCAGCAGGTGGTTCAGAAGGTTTACGATTACGATCTGCTTTGGGGGTATCGTCGTATACCTCTACCTCTACTTCTGGTTCTGCTTCAGCTTCTACCTCGACTTCGGGTTCCGGTTCTGGCGCTGGTTCTTTGTAATCCTCTGCCGTTTTATTACCAGATATATCTATTTCTATCTCTCCAGAATTTTCTACCTCTATCGTATTGTCATTCTGGTCTTCGTCGGGAAACTCAAACTCTACTTTTTGAAATGCCATGTTTTACTCCCTATACTCGCTCTATACCACGAGGATCAAGTATCACCGCTTCAATTGAATCATCATTCATAAGCCGATACTCTGAACCATCAATAGTAAATCTAGTGCCAGTATTAGCACGAAACATAACATAGTCGCCTACCTTACACCAAGGGCCGGAAGGGAATCTATCTTTATCTGAGTAAGCCTGCATACCCATATCTATGACCACACCCATTATAGACATGATCTGCTCATGGTTTTTAGTAGTAACTGACTTTAGTAGTTCAGTTCCTTCAAACGCTTCTTCTACTTGAGGCATTGCCACTAACAACCTATACCCAACAGGTATGGGTAGTTGTGCTTCAAACTCGTCTTCCGTAACGCTCGCTTGCGCGGTATCAGTCATCTTCGTACTCCATGTTGCGCGAAAGGTCTTCGATATAGCCCAAGCAGGTGTCCAGACCTCGTAATAACCCTGCCGTTTCCTTGTACTGAGAAAAGTCTTTTACCGCTCCTCCCACCAAGAAATTTGTTGCAGAAGCCTTGTCAGCTTCGATTCGTTCTTTTAAGACATCTAATACGGTTTTAGCCACTATTCGTTTCTATCCTTCATTAGTTTAGCCATCTCCATATCTGTCTTGGCGTTCTCTCTTCGTCTGTCCGCAGCCATTTTTACGCCAGCTTTACGTGCGTCGATTAACAACTCTTTCTCTTCAAGTTCAAGTTGTTTCTGGTCTATCATGCTATCTGCTTGATTTTTCTGCGCTTTTAGCTGTAGTTCTGCTTGTTTGATCTGGGCGTCAGTCTGATCTTTCTGTGCCTTACGCTGCACTTCTTGTGCCTTTAGCTGTAGCTCTGCCTGCTGAATCTGCATCAACGGATCTTGGGCGGCTTGCTGGGCCTGCTTCTGTGCAGCCGCTTGCTGATTAGCCTGAGTCAACTGCGCTCCAGCCGTAGCAACTAATCTAGCTAGATTGACCTCTACATCTTCAGACAACTCTGCGTTTGGTGCAGGTAACGGTGCGCCTAACTTCTCTTCTATCTTCTGACGATACAAGAACGCCATGTGCTCTGCCAAATGCGCTTGTAACGCTGCCATTATTCTCTGAGCCTGCGGATTCTGACCTATCATCTGCGCCACCATCGGATCTTGCATAAACGCTTGGTGCGCTGCGATGTGAGCTTCATGATCCTGATAGATAAACGCTTTCAACGGTTTACCCATAAGTGCATCCATATTCTCACTAACTGGATCTGTAGGTTTGGCATCGTCTTCAGTAGGCACAAGTTTATCAGCGTTCTTGATACCCAACACCTCAATCATCTGCCTGTGCAACTGTGGTAGATCATATATCTGCGGTGCAGACTGTGCCATCTGCAATACAGCCTGATACTGAACTACCCGCTGTGCCATCGTAGAACTGTTTGGATCACTAACAGGTATAACGTCCACCATCATGTAATCCATCTGCTTCGCGGTTACAGACCCTCGCAGTGGTTCATACGAGTATTCTGATGGCGCATACTCAGACATTATAGATTTAAGAAGTTTAAACTCCTGCTTCATCGCATAATGAACACGAGCCTGTACCGCGGCCATCGGCTTTAGCGTTCTCTCTAATAACGCCAGCGTTGTACCCACAGGAGCGTTAGCTGACATATCTGAGATATTCATGTCGCTGATCGCGCCTAACCTACGACCTTCTTTTGTTATCTGATCTAGTAGTTGTAATAGTGTTTGACTTGGCTCTTTGTAAGGCAGAGCCATAATGTTGTCTCGTATGCTGCCAGAAGGAACATCCACATCCTTGAACTCGCCCGGCTCTATGGGCGCATCATCTCCTTTGATACGTAGCCCACGAGTTTTTAGACCCCCCGGTAAGTTAGAAAGTGTGCCAGCGTCCACCAACTGCCGTATAAGCGATGTTCCTGCTTTAGCGTACCCCCCTATTATATGTATTAGACCCAGACCATAGAAGCCAAACCCCGGCACATATACATAGTGTACGAAGTGCTGACGCTTCAACATCAACGGATCATCAGGATTCCAGTTACGTCTTATAGCCAGAACCTCGTTTGACCCTCGCTCTATGGTTATCACGTATGGCTTGGCTATCTCATCTTCAGAGTCATCTATGCCATCGATCACTACATCTGCGTGTATCTCGTACACCGCATAGCGATCATCGTCGGTCATGGAGTAGCCGCCCTCTTCAGCCTTACGTTCTTCTATATCTGTGTGGTAGGGCTGCGGGTCACCAAGATCTACATCTCTATAAAATCCTGACGCTTGTAATTTTTTAAGGTCGTTCTTGGTCTTACGCATGATGTGCGTAACACGCTCTGCTGTTTCAATATTAGATGCCCCGTAAGGAACGACTACATCTTCAGCGGGTATGTACATGGCTACCTGTCTACCTATGTTTGTATCGTAGTAGACTTTCTTAAACGCAGAACCAGCCAGACCAAGACTATAGAGTAGCCGCTCATGCTCTGGTCTGTACTCGACCATGCGCTCTGTAAGCTCGTAGTTCATGTCAGCTTTGACACGCTGCGCGGCTTCGTCCTTGTCTTTAGTCTCTTCTCCTAAGATCTTAACTCGAACTGGGCCTGCGGCGGGGAAGGTCTCACTCATTGTCTCGGCTTGAAAACGTATAGCCGCCTCAGCTAAGACAGTAGAGTACACACCGCAAGCCCCTTCCCACGGGTCATTACGTTCTTCGTACTTGAACCCGAGGACATCGAGACCTTTTACAAAAGCGTCTGCCCAATCTTTTCTACTGGATACATCGCTATCTATATCACCTATAAGACTGTCTGACAGTTCATTGAGCACAGAGTCGTCTAGCACTTCAGCCAGATTGTCATCAAACTCAACCATGTCACCTACGTCTGCGTCAGGAATGATGGTTACCTCGACGCTGCCGTCATCAAGAGTAACCATCTCAGGATTAACGATCTCTATTTCAAGATCTTCCTCCTGTTCTAATGCTGCTTCTTCTATCCCTATCGGGGCCGAATATAGTCCTTTCTCTACTGCCATTAGTCT